GTCGCAGATGCGAACGTCCCGGATATCGGCCAGGAGCAGATCACGGTCGAGGTTATCCGTGCGAAGGGTGCCGGCACCCATCGGGTCCGTGTGACCACGAAGACTCCGATCATGGAGAGTACTTCTGGCGCAGCAGCTTCGGGCTACGTCGCGGCACCCGCCGTGGCGTTTACCGTTATGGCTGTTACCGACATCTACGTTCCGAATCGATCGTCGCCGGCCCAGCGTCTCATCAACCGAAACCTTCACAGGAATCTGCTGAATGATGCGCAGGTCATCGACGCGATCGAAAAGCTCGCCCAGCCCTACTAACTGCAGCGTTACAACGCAGTTAGCATTGTGGGTGATGCTGCTAGTTGTACTTCTAGCAGTGAACCTGGGTGTCAATCTCTCTAACAGTTATCTGTCGAGGAGACAGGAGAATGAAAGCGTTGCAATCATTCGACGAGGCGTTCCCGTTCGGGAAGTCCGTCCATATCCTGAAACAGCTATGTCTGCGCCTGCTTCCGCCTTCCCACCAAATCAACCGGTGGATCGAGGAGGAGAACTGGTTGGCCCTCGCGACAGCGAAGGTCGACTACTCTTCTCACCTCGAGAGCTCGACAGTCAAGTCCGAGAGGCAGTGTCTTGCATTCTTTCAAAAGAATGCCAGCCTGCCTCTTGGGATCGACCGCCGAGCGGTGGCGAAACAGAAGTTCATCTCAGCCGAGAGAGACTGTCTCGTGCAGAACTGGAAACTCCAGAATCAGCGGCATCCATCAGTGATGATGGACACGAACTTTCTAGCGAAAGTAGCGTGGAAAATTGCCGCTATTCTTGGCCCAGCTCCTGCACTTGATCAGTTAGACCTCAGCTTTGGTCCAGGAGTGAACGTAGGCACAATGCGAAGACAAACATCGGCGCGCGCGAAAATGAGCGTTCCGCCGACGTACTCCACGAATGCCGGGTGCCTCCTTGAGGCACTCCAGGGCGAGCTTCCCCATTGGGACTACCTGGCGCAAGCCAAGGAAGCCAACTACGGTAAGCTCGCGTTCGTGGCGAAGGATGCGAAGACAGACAGGACCATTGAGACCCAACCCTTGGTAAATTCCGTAGTACAACTCGGAATAGGGAAGGCCATCAAGAGGTTGCTGCGAAACGCTGGCTGTGACCTTTACCACGGTCAGGCCAAGAACGCTGAGTATGCCCGGTTGGGCAGCCTCAACGGGAGTTACGCAACAATCGATCTGTCATCGGCTTCAGACACCATCAGTTATATGTTGGTGCTGGAGCTCCTACCCGAAGATTGGTTTCTCCTGCTCGATTCCGTTCGCACACCGAATGTTAAGCTTGGTAAGGAAATTATTCCCTTACAGAAGTTTGCAGCGATGGGCAACGGATGTACATTCGAGTTGGAGACCCTTATTTTCTACGCGATTTGTCTCGTAGAAAGCGGCACCGACGTGCACTGCTACGGGGACGATATTATCGTTCCTTCGGCGGATGCACGTCGTGTGATGCGACGGCTGGAACAGTGCGGCTTTACCGTGAATACGGACAAGTCGTACTGGGACGGCCGTTTTAGGGAGTCTTGCGGGAAGGACTTCTTCGATGGTGTTTTGGTACGCCCGGTTTATGTAAAAGGATTGCTCAGCTTGAAAGAGCTGTTCCGTCTCCATAACTTCTTCTTTCGAAGAGGTGAGGCATACCTGGCGGACACCGTCAAACGCTTCATCCCCAAGAGACTATGGAAAATGACCGGCCCCGATGGATTCGGGGACGGCCATCTACTCAGTCTCCGGCCCAATCTTGTGCCTCACGGCAGGGAACTGGGTTGGGGAGGATACACGTTTCGACAATACGTTCGCAAACCACGTGTTGAGAATAAATCTCTCCGTGGTGACTATGCAGCCTTCCTCTACCTGACTAGAAATAGCAGGTCGAGTTGGTTTGATCCCGGGTCGTCTGTTCGTAGAGTAATGTACTACGAACGGGGCGACACGGACTACGTAGTCAAGCGCGTATATACACCATTTGGGGTACATTCCCCGTAGCCCGCAAGGGCTACTGGCTGCGGCATTGCCGCTCGGAAGTGGGC